CTTTCGTATTCTAAATCTAGTAAGAGATGAAATCAAAGAGAATCTCCCCTATAAAGTTATTCATCTAGAAGGTTGCGAAGCTGATGATGTAATTGGTGTACTTGCACTTGAAACACAAGAGTTCGGTAAAGACGAGCCAGTTAAGATTATCTCATCTGATAAAGACTTTATTCAATTGCATCGCTTTAAGAATATATCACAATTTAGTCCGATGCAAAAGAAAGAAGTAACTGATAAGAACCCTCACATATATCGATTTAATCATATTATGAAAGGCGATAAAGGCGATGGGATTCCTAATATCAAATCTGCTGATAACGTATTTGTTGAATCGATTAGACAGACACCAATCAGTGCTAAGCAACTACAAGAGTGGCTAGATAATGCTGAGAACTTAAAAGAGGTATTAGGTGATGAGTTATACCGTAACTATCAGCGTAATAAAACTCTTATAGATTTAACAGAAATACCAGAAAGCATCAGTGAATCTATTATAAATACTTTTAATAATAGTAAAAAACCAATGCAAATGAAAGCATTAAACTATTTGATTAAGAAACGATGTAACCTATTGATTGAATGCGTAGAGGAATTTTATAACAATGGCTAGTAATAAAGACTTACAAATATCAACTGTTCTCGAAGATCTTGCTAAAATTAAAACAGCAAAGGCCAAGAAAGAATATCTTATTAAGAACGAATCGCGTCAACTTAAAACCTTTCTAAAAGGTGCTTTTGACAAATCACTCGAATTTAATTTACCTGCAGGCACTCCGCCGTATACACCTAACAAAGATTCTGAATATGGCTTCGGTCGTGTATCATCAGATTTTCGATTCTTTGCAAAAGGATACGAAGGGGATAGCTTAGAAGCTGGTGTCCGCGAAGGTAAATTTATCAAAGTTTTGGAGAGTGTATCTCCAAAAGAAGCAGAGCTTATCATTATGATGAAAGATAAGAAGTTGGTTGGAAAATATAAAGGAGTAACATTAAAATTAGTCTCCGATGCATTCCCAACTCTTATTAAATAAGTGATTCATTAACTAACCGTAACAACTAAGGAGGATCCGAACTTAAATACCTATATGATGATCAATTAAAACTTTATGGAGGGAATAATTCTATATGAGGTTACAAGAGATCGAACGGCTAAAGAAAGATAGGAACAAGGCAACATACTATCGACAGCGGCTGTTAAAGAAAGGAAAGTCAGATAAAGCATTTAAAATGCAAAAGAAGATAGATTATCTTGACGAGTATATTGAGCAATTAAGGTATGCATCATAAGTAAGGAGGTGATAAAATCTACTGTAAACCCTCGAAAGGGGGTTTACTTTTCTTTAAAACTGTGTTATAATATACATTATGAATATATTTATTTTAGATAATGATCCCATCAAAGCCGCACAACTCCAGTGCGATAAACACATCCCTAAAATGGTTGTTGAATCAGCCCAAATGCTATCTACTGTTCATCGAATGATTGATGGTACAATGGAACGCAGGCCTTCTAAATCTGGCTCTATGCTACAGTACTTTAAACTTGATGATCATCGAGAAGACATCTTATACAAATCTGTACACATGAATCATCCTTGTACTGTTTGGTCTCGAGAAAACTGTAGTAATTACGATTGGCACTATAAACACTTTATCGCTTTATGTAATGAATATACATATAGGTATGGTAAAACACATTCGAGTGAAACAAAACTAGCGACTGTATTAAAAAATGCACCAAAGAATATTAATCATACAACGAGTAAGAGTCCATTTAAATTAGCAATGGGTTCTAATCCTGAATGTATGTTTGAAGATGCTGTAAAATCTTATCGTGCATTTTACCAAACTAAACAAGCGAGGTTTGCAATGAAGTGGACTAAGCGTAAACAACCGGAGTGGTTTCATGCCATTGTATGATTTCGAAAATATAGAAACTGGTGAAGTAGAAACTAAGATGATGTCTATTTCATCGATGGAAGAATATGTAAAGGATCCTAATATCCGACAAGTACTTGCTGCACCAAAAATTGTAGGTGGTACTAAAAGCACTATTAGTCAGGTGCCAGACGGATTCAACGATATTCTCAAATCAATCAAGAAAAACTCAGACCCTAAACGCTGCACAATAGAGACTAAATAATGAAAGTTAAAATTGGACCTTACCCTGATTATAAATGGTATCATAACTATTTGTTCGAACTATTTGGCTACAGCCCAAAACAAACTGTCAACGTAAAGTTAGATAAATGGGATACTTGGTCAATGGATCATACCCTTGCTAAAATCGTTTTGCCTATGCTATATCAACTAGCAAAAACAAAAATTGGATCGCCACACGTTGATGATAAAGATGTACCTGAGGCTTTAAGAAGCTCTGAAGGTGAAGGTGAGCTAATGGTTCATGATCGATGGGATTGGGTTATGTCAGAAATGATATTTTCGTTTGAGACTAAATTAGCAGAAGAGGATTGGCAAGATCAATTCTTCTCTGGAGAGAGTGATCTATATAACGTACCAATACTGTCATCACAAGGTGAAGTCATAGCCTTCGAAATTAAACATGGCCCTGATGATACACTTAAAATTGACTACGATGGCCTACGTGAGTATCAAGAAAGAATTACAAATGGCTTTAGATTGTTTGGTCAATACTACGAAGGATTGTGGGATTAGCAATGGAAGATACGATTAAGCTTGCAGAATTTATGCATGAAAAATATCTAGATAATTGTTATGAGCGAGATTCGTATAATTTACCAATCTATACTGAAACAGAGTATCAAGAAAACAATAAAGAATTTTTGACTGATTTGTATATTGCTGAAATAAAAGATCAATCAATTAAAACAATGATTAAGACTTTACAGGTAATGTCTAATGATCAACTATAGCACAAATTGGATGGGTCCAATTGCCACTCGTTGGTATGAAGAACGAGATATTCCGTTTGAGGTCAGAGAAACTTCAGGTAAAATACTGCCTAAAACTGAGTACAAACACTTCTTAGAATCGTATTCTTGTGGTCGCATCGACATCTATGGATTGGATGAAGATGAATACTGGGGTGGTAAGTCTGAGTATGGTGTTGGTGTTATGAAGACTGAATCTTGGAACCTACTCTCTGACTATCTTGATGATTATGAATCAAGTGAGTTGGTTTCATATGAAGATTTGATAGAAGACTTTGAAACAAGAAGTAAGCATAAGATTGAATGGTGGGTAGAACATGATTGATCCTAAAGATAAGAAGCCTGAGCTTGATTGGACAGACGATGAGTTCTATGAGAGCGCTTGGAGTTGGGTAGATGAATGTGAAGTTGACAATGAGGAAGATGAAAATGGAGAATCCTGATAATTGGGTTATATTGAAGATAATTAACGAAGATAATATTTTATACAAAGTACTAGCTGGTTGGAGTGGTGGCTATCTTGGTAGTAATAGTTGGAAGTTAAATAGCAGCATTACTAGTGTTGAGAAGATTGGTAAAAATTATGAGTTTACTGGAGTAAGTGGTAACGTATATATATGTCATGAAGACCATTATAGGCTAAGAATGAATACAGCTGGAATCTTTAAAGAGATAATGGATTACTATGGTGATAAGGTTGAAATGATGTCTGAAGATACTGATTGGTTAGATATTGAATGGGGAAATAGTGATGGAATATCCTGATAAGTGGGTAGTATTAAAAGTTACAAACGATGATGCGGTTGTAACATATAAGCTTTTGGCAGGTTATCGTGCTGGTAATAGTAGTGGTGACATTTATTGGAAAATAAATAGTAGCATTGGTTCCATAGATTATGCCACAGATACGTATGTCATTTCAAGTCGTAGAGGTAATTCTTATTCGTGTCATCATGATGATTACGGTTTTGTTGGAGGTGATGTAAACTTCGAACTCAAAGAAAAAATTGGAGATAAGGAACTATTCAATACTGCAGAGTGTCTTTACGGAGAAACAAAGGACACTGTAAAATGGAGTTTTGATAATGACGGATCGTGAAGAATTAGAAGCAATGAATAAGATTAATCGACTTGAGGTTATAGACCAAACAGGTCGTGCGTATGTTCATTACTTACATGAAAACGAAGATGTTCGATATAGTCTACAGGATGATAATCGAACACTTAAAATATTTATCGATAAGTATGGGAGTGTTGCTCGTGACGATGCCGAATGAACGAAGATGGGCAATCATAAATACAGAAAAATTTTTAAGAGACTTGATGGACCCAAAGAAAACTCCACGCGTACCTAGTGCTATAAGAAAAGAAGCATATAGGTGTTTAAGGCATTATCCAGGCGAATATCATATGTTAAAAGCCTCAGAAGAAGCGCCTGGATTGTTTGGTGAATGGGACAGCTGGAAAGGAAACACAGAAGATGAATAAGCCGCAACGCTTACGCTTAGAACATTTAAAAACATTAGTGCCAGCTACGTCGACTCAAGAAGAAGTATTTAAAGCTTATAGCGATGGACAAAATTTAAGTATCTCTGGTGCTGCAGGAACAGGCAAAACTTTCATATCGTTGTATCTAGCTTTAGTAGATGTAATGGATAATCAGACACCCTTTGAAAGAGTAATTATTGTTCGTTCGGCTGTACCTACAAGAGACATGGGATTTCTGCCTGGAACACAAGAAGAAAAGGAAGCAGCTTACACCGCACCGTATGAAGTAATCGTGAATGATCTATTCGATGATGGTGATGCATGGAACAAGCTTACTCAGTTAAAGACTGTAGAGTTTATGACTACATCATACCTACGTGGACAAACATTTAATAACGCTGTTGTCATTGTTGATGAATCGCAAAACTGTAACTACCACGAGCTATGTTCTATTATAACACGTATCGGTCGTGATGCTAAGTTTGTAATGTGTGGTGATTACTATCAATCAGACTTTACAAAAAATAACGAAAAAGAAGGCATTAATCAATTCATTAAGATACTTTCTCATATGACATCATTTGATATTATTGAGTTTGGATTTGAAGATATCGTTCGAAGTGGTCTTGTAAGAGACTTTATAATGACAAAAGAATTAGTTGATCGAGGCAAATTATGAGTAAGTGGAACGACAAGGAACCAATAGAATCAAGAGATTATGCAGCTGAAGCAAGAAATCTTATTAGACCTTTAAGTAATAGCCAGTGCTATAACCTATATGATATTGTATTGAAAAAGCTTAAAATGTCTAATAGTGAATCAAGAGATAAAGAGTTAAGAGCAGTACAGACTGCAGTTGAAAGCAGATATAATATCGACGTTTACAGACTTAGATCTATACAGACTGGATTTAAAAGTGAAATGGCTCAGAATGCTAGACCTAAAGATGGTCAGACCAAAATAAACAAAAGGAAGGTATAAAGTGAAAAGTACTTCTATGATGTATGTCGATGAGATACTAGATGGATTTGCTAAAGGTGATTCGAGTCGACAGGCTTTCGTATTTAAAAAGACTGATGCACATAATGTTCCACACTATGGCTGCCGATACTATGAGAATCAAATCTTTCGCTTTGATGAGTTCTACCAAACTAAAAGTATTCACTATGCTAAAAAAGCTGCACAAAATTGGATCAATGGTGTAAAGAATTCGTGAGCAATCTAAGCGATTATATTAAAGTCTATGATGATGTTATAACAAAAGAAACATGTGATTATTTAATATCTTTATATGATGCTGCTGCACCATTAGAAGCAGAGCATAAAAAGAATACATGCTATAATTTTCATGAAATTAATATGATGCAATCAAAAGCTTTCGAAAGTGTAAGTGAACAATTCGCTGGTTTAATGCAAGGCATACATCGTCAATATTCTTCTCAGTTCGAATTCTTTCCAGAAACAAACGCATTCGAGCAACCACGCATTAAACGCTATGAACCAAATGAAGGTGTCTTTGATTGGCATACTGATAATACAACAGTTGAATCAAGTAAAAGAACGCTTGTTATGTTTTTCTATTTAAACGATGTAGAAGATGGTGGTGAGACTATGTTTAGATTCGAACCAGGCATGGAAGAAATTAAAGTAAAGCCAAAAGCTGGTTCAGTATTATGTTTTCCGCCAACATGGCAATATCCTCACATGGGTTGTACTCCAATATCAGGGCCCAAATATGTCATATCTAGCTACGTACAGGTTTAGCCCTTATATCAAAAAGTTATAAGCTTATATCAAAAGAGTCTAAAAATAATGCAAATAAGTGTGTACATGTTGTGATACCCATGTTATAATAGCTATATAAATTAATGGAGCAGGACTTATATTATGACTACGACAAGAATTATACAAGATTGGGAAAAAGATAACGATTATGATTTTGACACTAGTTTAGAGATTCTTAAGAAAATCGCGATTGCTGATTATACTGCATTTATGGGCAATGCTGCCGAACGTTCAGAAGGTCTGGACAAAGAATACTATCAAGGTCAAATTAATGAGTACGCAGAAAAATTTGTTATCAATACTCGTGGTAGTAAGTATGTTAAGCTTATTAATGATCGAGCAGTTTGGGGTTTTGTTGTGAAGAAAGATAGTGACAAATTCAAACGTGGTGACATCCTCATGGCGGCAGGTTGGTCTGCTCCGGCACTAAATAAGGCTCGAGGAAACATCTTCGAAGAATACAGTGTAGCTTGGACAGGACCTATGTACCTATGATTAGATTTATGATTCAATTGACTATTATCGTGGGGGTGAGTATCCTTGCCCTCCAATACCTATAAGGGATAAAGATTATGAAATTATTAGAAGGTTCAATCCTTGCTCTTAAAGAAATCACTGATTGGGGTTCATACACTTATGTCCCCAACCATACTTACTTTCTCAATGCAGCGGGTAAGTTGGTTGGTTACAAAAAATCTGGTAAAGATGAGTTTGTAACATTTAAAAAACCAAAACCGTTTGATAAAGCCAGACGCAAATTTATAACATTAAAGGTAACAAAATAATATGGCATTTATACACAAACCACTAGATCTAGGTTACGAAGATCTTACATGCGAAACGAAGTCCACCGGCAGAAAGTATGTAGCTCCAGATGGTAAAGACTACCCATCAGTTACAACAGTACTTAGCCATCTAGGTGAAGACGGTATTCGTGCATGGCGAGCGCGGGTCGGCGAAGAGGAAGCAAATAAGATTTCGACCCGCGCTTCAAGACGTGGAACAACTGTGCATACAATGTTAGAAAAATATGTAGACAATGATCCTGATTATAAGAAAGGTGCAATGCCTGATATTGTAGCGACAGCATCAAGTCTATTTAAAACGCTTGAAGAGAATGTTGATGAAGTATGGGGTCAAGAACTGGCTCTTTACTCTGATCATCTTAATATGGCAGGCCGTGTTGATCTGGTTGGTGTATGGAATGGTGTTCCATCTATCATTGATTATAAGACATCACGTAAGTTAAAGAAAAAAGAATACATCACTGGTTACTTCTTGCAATGTACAGCTTATGCTATTATGATTGAAGAAAGAACTGGTGTGCCAATACCTCAAATTGTTATTGCAATTGCTGGTGATGAAGGTGAACAAATCTTTATTGAAAAGCGTAATAATTGGATTAAACCATTACGTGAAGCGATTGCTGAATATAACAGAAGAAAATTATTTGGAACAAAATAGTGTACATTTATATTGAACTGTGTTATAATGGTTATATAAATTGGAAAGAGAAAAGAAAATGAATGAAAATATTATATTAGTAGATTGTGATGGTGTATTGTGTGATTGGGAATACGCATTTCGTCACTGGATGCTACTAGAAAAGAAATTAGACCCAGTTAAACCAGATGAATATAATGTAGGTGCTCAATTTGGCATCACGAGAGCTGAAGGTAAAAAACTAGTTCGAGAGTTTAATGACTCTGCTGCTATTGCATTCTTACCACCGCTTAGAGATGCTGTCTATTATATGAAGCGACTGAATATGTTGCATGGTTATAAGTTCCACTGCATTACTTCATTAAGCACCAATAAGTATGCACAGAAGCTACGTATTCAAAACCTCGAGCTACTGTTTGGTGATAACATATTCGATGATTATATTATCCTTGGCTGTGGTGACGATAAAGATGAAGCATTGGCACCTTATGAAGGAACTGAATGCTGGTGGATTGAAGATAAGCCAAAGAATGCAGAGCTTGGTCAATCACTAGGTCTTAATTCAATACTCGTAGGACATGATCACAACGCAGATTATAGTGGAGATATTCCACGATTTAACAAATGGAAAGAAATTTACAAACACATTACCGGAGAAATTTAATGCCTACAAAATTTAAAGAATCAGTAAAGAATAGAGATGGCTCTATGCAAAACTACTACATGCGATCCACGTCTAATGAAGAGCTTAAAACTGCTTTTGAGAATGATCATACAACACCTAAGAAAAAGCAAATGATTCGAAGAGAATTAGAAAAACGCGGACAAGCATGAGTCTAAGCTTACCATTAATGGGTCGCGAAAGATCTGAATCAGAATATCGATCAGAACTATTAGTTATACTAATGGAAGAATGTGCTGAAGTTCAACAAGCATGTTCGAAGGTACTACGATATGGTGAAGACAGAGAAAACATTAATAAGCTAATAAGTGAAGTAGGTGACTTACAGTGTATGATTGAGTTGCTTGCTTCCAACTTAGAAATATCAGAACAAGAAATGTATAAAGGTATACATAATAAGCGAAAGAAATTAGTTAAATGGAGTAATCTAAATGTCTACTAAAAAAGATGGTGGCCCTGCTTATTCGTTTATTCAATATCCTTATGACGAAC